TTATAAAAAGGTCTGTCTTGGTAGTCCATAATCATTTTTGCTAAAGCTTCCCACTGATGGTCAGTAATAGCATCACATTCAATCTTCCACTTTAAGTCTAAACCAGCGTGAGATACAAAGTCACCCCATTGAAACAAGTCGGTAGTATTTTCTTTCTTTAGTTGTGGTAAGTGATCCCAAAACTCGAGTTGTTCTTCAGTATCAATCATCGCTGCTATATCTTCTCCACTAATCATGTTTTATCCTTATCATCATAGAAGCAAGCTAGTTCTATTTTATAGTATTCATTGTCAGCAAAAGTCTTCCAGTTCTTAGGTGCTATAAACTCACTACATTCTGTAAGAGTCATAGGCTTCTGATGGACATATTGATTACCTACATATTCCCATTCTCCGGAAGCTGTTTTACCCCATATTGTCACTACTAAAATTACTATATCCGTTATATTCATCTTTGCTCCTTTTTACTATTATACCACACCTACTAACTCATGTACATCTTTTATTTTCCATGCATGTAAATATTTTTGCGTGTCTCGCCAATCTTTTACTTCGACCACTGCAGAATCTTTTCTAGGCCGTAGTGCTTTTCCTAAAGGATAGTCATTACCTCCAACTTTCATCTTATCACCAAAGAATAGGACTGGACCGTCTACTTTGCCAGCTACTTGACTCTTATCGTATCCTTTCGGTATAATATCTAATCCGGTTTCACCTGCTACCTGAGCGTTTAGTCCAACAAAGTCTTTATTAAACTCTTCAGCGAGTCTTACTCTTTCATTTTCTTTATCGTCCCATCTTACATACATCTGTCTTTCACCAACTGTAGCATTTCGACCTACAACACTGAAGTTAACTAGTCCTGGCCTTTCTTCAATGTGATTGCCAGTACGTAACGGAAACTTACTTTCAATTAGTCTCGTACCTAACCAATTCTTTGCCTTTTCTGATATCTGCCATTCAGACGAATATATTTCTTCTCCGTGTCTCCAAACGCTGTTTCCAGAACAATTGTAACATGCTACTACTTTTTCACATACCTCTTTACCAACTTGCTCTACTGTTTTAAGATAATCAGAACCTGTAACGAGATACGTAGGATTGTCTTCAATAAAGTTAAGAAAGAACTTTCTAAATCCTTCATCCATCTTTCCCCTGCTAGGAGTCAGTGTCCCATCTACGTCAAATATAAAGCTGTGTTGTGTCATACAAAGAAGTCCTCCAATGTGTTTGGTTGCATCCACTGCACCGCTTCAAGTATAGGTTCAAGTGGATCCATAAATGTTTTTTCAAATTGCATATCATAGTCTATGTATTTATGAAGATTAAACTCTTCAGGTAGATAATCTGGAAATGAGATAACGTTTTCATTGATAGGATTAGGTGTCTTGAGATAACAGAACTTAATCTTTTCACCAGAGTTGATCATAGTGTATTTTTTACTTAGGCTATGTTTGAGAATGTAGTGATTATATAGAAGAGCACCACGAACATGAATAGGTGTACCTTTTTTATAAATGAGTTTTCCGTCCTGGAATTTGTGTAACTTTTGTACGCCGCGAGGAAAAGAAACCTCTTCGGGTCTTAGTGATTTAAACTGAGACTTGAAATCGTTTATAAACTTTTCTCCTTCAGCTTCTGTTCCAGATACGATGATCTTGAAAGATTCTTTAAACTTTTCACGTACAACTTCAGGTGTTGAAGATTTGATTGCTTCAATACCCATGATCTTAAGTTTTGGTTCAGCGTACTGTACACCTTCAGAGTTATGCACATTTAAGATGTATCTTTTCTTTGCTGTCCATATACCACGATCTGCGATAACTTCCCTTCCCATTTCAAGTCTTGGCATAAAGTGGCTATGAGTTCTATGTAACTCTTCATATGATTTACTTATAACCTTTTCAAAGTGTTCTTGACATATTTTATCAAGAGCTTTAACAGGATCTTTTGGTTGAAGTTTTTCTACAAGGGGACCAAAGTTAATGTAGACTGAATCGGTATCGATTGCGATAACATAGTCTTTATTTGTTTTGAGTATCTTATTAAGTTCTTTGTTGATTGCTCTTTCTGCCCACTTGATTGAGAGCTGACCAGTGAGTGTAACTGATTCGGCGAGAGCGTTATCAAAGTACTTAAAGTATTTGTTTGCGAGTGCACCATAAAGAGAGTTCAGAAGGATCTTAATAGCCATCTGATTATTTTCGAGTGAATTAATTTCTGCTTCAAGCTTTCGTGTTTTATCTTTCTGATATCTTGACATTGCATCAAGCATCTTCTTTTTAATTTCACTACGTTCTGCATAGTACTCAACAATAAGTGATGGAATGATACCTTGATTAGACTTATAGAACATAACATTATTTGCGCATGTACTGTAGTTTGGATCCATATCAATTTCACCATTGAGATACTTTTCTACTCTATTGAAGCACTTTGGAATATACTTTATCAGAGGAGGCTGGACTGAGGTATCTAGGTGTTCATCAAAATAGTCTGGCTTTGGAATCTTATCTCTTACAAGAGTTTCAGGTGATATATTAGCCTGCACAATAATGTTAGGATATAGAGAGTTCAAATCAAAGGATACTACCCAGTCGTGTGCACCGACTTGAGGAGGTTTAACATATCCACCAGCAATAGTAGAAGCTTTTACTTCTTTCATGTCTTTTGCTGCACCGCCGCCACCATTAGTTGAGGTATCTTTGGCACCAACAATAGGATACTTAACTTGTTGAATCTGATTAATAGGTGATACGATTTTATTCTTTAAGAGCTTGCGATATATGATTGATTCCCATATAGATGTGGTACCAAACGTATCAGTAACGTTAACACCAGCTTTGTATGCCATAGTTAACACCAGATTGATAAGTCCCATCTTCTCATCGATCCTATCAACGAGTTGAACGTCTTTAATATTATAGTCAATAAACTTTTGAAAATCATTCTTATATAAGTTAAACAAGTCACCGTGTTCTTCATACGATAGTTTACGTTCACCAAGAACTACATGGCCTATGTGATCGAGCTTGTACGATTCTTGAGCACCATAGGAGTAACCAAACTTTCGAAAGAGTTCGAGATAATCGGCCTGTTGAACGCCTGTAATCTCGAACCCATAGTTCATTCTACCGCCAATAAGTTGATTTCTTTCATTAACGAGTTTCCATGGAGATAATCTTTTCATCGCTTCTTCACTACCAAGAAGCCTGATTCGATTTACGATATATGGTATATCAAACCAGCGAGTGTTCCAACCTGTAATGATGTCAGGATAATCCTTTACCCAATAGCCAAGAAACTTAGCCAGAAGTTCGGATTCGTTCTTACACTTGTGATACTGAATAATATTTCCGTGCAGTTCTATCTGACACTTTTCTGCATCATAGTCACCACAACCCCAGACTTGAAACACAGAAGACTTACTTGATTTTACTGTGATTGCTGTGATAGGATGTTCTGCTCTTTCAGGAACAGGAAACCCATCGTCTGATGCAACCTCAATATCAAAGTTGACTACGTTTATTGAGTTGGGATTGAATGATATATCACCAGGAAACTTATCAGTGATGAACTGGTGAATATAATTAGTGGTACCATACATCTTTAGATTGTCCATGTCCTTGTACTGTTCAAGAAACTCTTTAGCTTCCTTCATAGTTTCAAAGTTCATAGGGACAATATCAGTACCATCAAAGGATGTCCATTCAGAAGGATCCTTTGATGGAATATAAAGTGTTGGACTAAACTTGTATCTATGTGAAGTAGCAACACCACTTTCGTTGTAACCACGATAAAGTATTGAGTTGCCGTAACGATTCACAGACGTATAAAAAGATTTCATGTAAACTATTATACCATAATATTAAGAAAATGTAAACTTATTTTTTCGCTGATATGTATTGATAGAGTTCGTCTGCTTTTTTGACGATCTCTTCCGGTTTAAACATATCGGGTACATACTTGTCGTATGCATCTTTAATGGGTTGATTAGTTTCTTTTGCTTGTTCAACCATTTCACGCATTAAGTCGTATTTCATTTCAAATGATCTATCAAGCATTTCCTTCGCCATGCGAAGTGTTTCGAGACGAATCTCGTAAGGGTTCTTAGACATATTGTCCTCCTGTGTATGTGTTGAAGCCGGCGGACTCGCCGCCGGCCTTTTATGTTATACCCAACCGGATAGGTTAGGATTAGTGCCATATCTTAGCTGTTTCTGTCTTCTTTCAAGATCTGCCAAGTCAGTTGCTTGACTTAGGTATCTCTCTTCAGCTGACATAAAGCCTTGCCATGGCCATGAGAATAATTTCGCTACGAAATTTTTCATTTTAGTTCCTCCCCGATTCTGTGAATATCCCATCCTTCATCAAGCTTATTCCTGATAAAGAATTCGTCCTCTCTTTTAAACTCTGTAGTGGCTAGAAAGTGAGCGACTCGAGCGTTAGCAGCTTTTTGTCGACCATTCATCCAACCTATTGCGATTGCCGCGAAAAAGTTTTTTAAGAGTTTTAATAGGCTTTCAAACAGACTCGTTGAGTAGTTGAGCACTATTGCTGTCATTCGGTTTTCCTCCAGTTCCAATATTAATTGACTGAGGTCGCATTTTCTCTGGTAGAACTACTTCAACACTGACAGTAAGGATTCCATCCGTGAGATCTGCACCGCTGACTTCTGCGTACTCTGATAGCCTGAACGATTTAACAAACTTTCGACCTGAGATTCCTTTGTGGACGTATTTGTCCGCATTTCTTCTCTTTGCTCTGTCACCAGTAATGGTGAGAACGTGATCTTTGAGCTCGATTGCAAGGTCACCCCTGCCAAATCCAGCGACAGCCAACTCGATATCGTACTTCATATCATTGTATTTCACAACGTTATGAGGTGGATATGAATCTTTTGCGTGATTTGTGATGTTTTCGAGTTCATCGAATAAGTGGTCGAAACCTAAAAAAGCGTTCCTAGGGAACATAAAAGTACCAGTCATTGCTATCTCCTTTATAAGCAAGATTAAAATTAAGGACCCGATCATTCGGCATCCATTACTATATATAATCTATTATACCACAACGTGATATAAAAGTAAATAATTTTATTTAATTTTTGCGAGAAATTTTTCTAAGCAGTAGTCTTCTTTAGCTAACTTATTGAAGTGAGTTTTATTCTTTCTATTTGTCCAGTAACTTCTTTTTCTAATAAAGTTAATAAAATCTGGACGTCTAGTTTGTCTTTCAACTTCTTCTACTAACGCTGCTATTCTTTGCTTTATATCGCCAGCATAGTCAAAATCATAACACATCCAAGGATACGTAACGAATCCTAGTTTATGCAGTTGCTCTATTAGTTTAGGGTGACCTACCCATACCGTAGGTTGTCCTAACATAAGAGGTTTAAGAATATGTTCTGTTATTGTAGGGATTGATGTATCTTCGATGGCTAGGTTTAAACATGTAGATTTTTGCTGCCACGGATAACAAGCCCACCAAGAATCTTCATTGTATTGAGGAACCATTAACTTCTGTTGTTCTAGATCTTCTTTATCCGAATGACACGTATACCAATAATCATGAGGTTCCAACTTGTCTAAGAGTCCTTGCTCAAGTATTTCTTTTATAACTAGTTTCTTAGTGTAAGTAATCTTTCCAAAAGGCATTGACAACTTAAAGTGTATTTTTTCAGAAAGAACACTAAAAGCGTGTAAGAACTCATCTTCAAGTGCAGGTCCATACCAGTTATAAAGTTTAGAAATATATGATGGAACAGCTATAATATTTTTTTCAGGACTATCGAGTCCATTTAAAAATAGCTTAGCGTTTGGTATCTTGTTGTTTTCATACCAAAACTTAATTGATTCCCAATGTGTAAGATTTCTAGAACCACAGGCAAATATAATTGGAATATCGTTATCTCTAGAAAACGCTGTAAGTCTAGTGCTTACACTTTCAGGTAAATCACTGTAATTTTCTATGGGTATGACTATATAGTTGTGATCACCATTAGTCTTATCTTTATAGACTGTTTTATACTTAACTTCTACAGACGTAAAACAGTTTATAAACTGATTCTCCATCAAGTAGTAGTCTATGGAGTTCTTATCTTCTACCCATATATTAAATTCTATTTTCGACCTATGTTGTACTTCGGGCATAACTCCCACTGGTCCTTATCTTTAAATGATATAATCTTAATTTGTCTAAGAGGTGCAACAGGTGTTAGTGCATCCAGTCCTTCAATAGTTATAAGTCCCCAGTCTGACATAAGAGTCGCAATTGTATTTCTTCTAGCAATGTCCGATTCTTCTAAGTTTGATTTCTTTCCGTCTAGCAAAAAGAGCTCTTTGAAATGCACAATAAAATATCTACCCTGCTTATGAAGTATATGACAGGATTGATATAATTTTTTGTCTTTTCTTGATGCTACCCCTATGCGAGTAAGGGTTTCTCGAACCTTTAAGAAATCATCAGGTTCGTTGAGCGAAACTTCTAACATCAGGTCAGGTTTCCACTCAATTAAAGTGTTTTCAGTTTCCATTTTTCAACTCACTTTTATTATTATAATAGTTAACCATGAATAAGCATCATGTTACTACTATTTATAAATTTACTTTTTTCTACCTCCTTTACTCAATTTGAGGTGAATGTGAGCGAGTTGATCCTGTGTTAGAAGAGATAAGACCTGAAATGCCTTTTCCCTTGAATAACCATAGTATTCCTTAATAGCTTCTATATCTTTTGTCTTGTCGGCCTTTCCCCATTTAGAAAATCTTTTCTTCTTTCTAACTACACTTTTTAAAAAGTCATACTGCATTCTGTTATCAGCATGAGCTCGTTGATTCATTTCATTTGCAAGAAGTGCAGTGTCATAGAAGTATGATAAGCCTCTATTGACCATAAACGAGTTATATGCTTTTTCAGATATGTCATCAATCATTATATCTTTTTTATTATCGTTTATACTATTTAAATAATCAAAATGGTTCATCCGATTGCCTCAACTAAAGCTTGTATTCTCATTACGTCCAACGCAACATCATGTCTAGGATCATGTTTAATAAATCCTTCACAATCCGGAGGAACAAATTTATTATCTAAGCCTGATCCCCAAGCCAATCCATCAATAAGAGATCTTGTATCTCTTACTTGCCACCAGTCATAAGGCATAGGATCATGTGTATCTCTCATGAGATGTTCTAAAAATATAGGATCAAAAGTATTTCCTCGAGTGTATACCTTTTCTAGATTTTCTGGTCGGTGACTAAGAAAGAACTTATAAAGATTTTCAACAGATTCATCATCAGGTTGAGGCTTAATCCACTTCTTTGCTTCAGGTGGTTGACCTTGCCACCAGTCTAAAGTTTCTTTATTGATATTTCTTTTATAGACTTCTACTTGTTGTTTTACGTCGAACTTAATTATCTTTGAAGAATCAACAAGCTCCATAAACTTGTACTTGTTATCTGTAAATCTCGACTCATCAAATGTAATCAGTGCCATGCACGTAACAACACCCTTAACCTGATCTTGCGACAAAGTTTCAAAGTCAAATATCATTGCGTTATTCATAATATATTATACCACTTTTTTTTCTATTCGTACACTCTATTATGCGTATCATAGCATTGAATAAAGGTTGTACACTTACTTAATTGTTTTAATTTGTTTGCACCAACATAAGTACATGCTGACCTAAGACCACCAAGAATTTCTTGAATAGTGTTCTTAACTTTTCCTCTGTAAGGAACAACAATCTCTCTTCCTTCAGAAGCTCTATAATCTTTTAGTCCACCAAAGTGCTTGTTGTTTGCAGCCTCTGAACTCATTCCATAAAACTGAATAAAATTTTGTTCTTCGAAGTAAGGAACGTATGTTCCTTCGGATGTTTTATATGCACCACCTGTTGCAATATGTTTAGTTATAATATCTCCACCACCTTCATCGTGTCCTGCTAACATTCCTCCAAGCATTACAAAATCAGCACCTCCAGCAAAAGCTTTCGCTACATCCCCTGGGCTAGTACATCCGCCATCAGCGATAATATGGCCGTCAAGACCGTGAGCAGCATCAGCGCATTCAATGACGGCGGAGAGCTGGGGATATCCCACACCAGTTTGGATACGAGTAGTGCAAACACTACCAGGACCAATGCCCACCTTAACAATGTCAGCTCCATTTAAAAGCAGCTCCTCTGTCATCTCACCAGTTACAACGTTTCCAGCGATGATGACTACGCTCGGAAACATCATTCTAAAGTCACTTACAAACTCTACAAACCTTTCACTATATCCATTTGCAACATCAATGCAAACGTACTTTAACATTTGTCCGCATGAGTCAGAGACGATTGAAAACTTTTCAAGATCTCTTGGAAGGATACCAATACTCATCGCGACATTTTCTGCTCTAGTACCAATAGGAATATGATCAGCATCTACTTGATTAAAGTAATTTATAAGTTGCTTTTCATCATATCCTTTCACAAGACACGTAAAGATACCTTGAGTAGCTAACTCATCAGCCATCTTCATAGTTCCTACGCCGTCCATGTTTGCAGCCATAATAGGGATACCTTTATAGTGTTTATCATCTTTGAACTTAGGGTGTCCATTCTGCTGATAGTTTCTAAAAGTAAATTCCCTCTTTACACTTACATTTTTTCTACTTCCAAGTGTACTTCTCTTAGGTCTAAGAAGAACATTGCTGTAGTCTAATTTCTTTTCGTTATCTATTCTCATTTACCAAAATCCTAATATTCTTCCGTTGCCAACAATTATAAACAAACACGTAAGAAGATGAATTATCACCCATACGGATCTAATGATAAGCATAGCTTTATCATAAGGTTCAGTCTTATCATCTGAGTAAGAACCTAATGAATACAGCCAGATTTTATACAAGTTCCACATCTGAAAACGGTACCACTAAAGTCCAGTTACTTTCGTCATCCTTCAACTCGTAAAGTTCTTGATTAGTATCACGTTTTTTGAGTGTACCAAACCTTTCAAGTATCTTATAACCAACAACTGGTAGATCTGCTAAACTATAGAAGCCACCAGGTCGGCCAAACTCGTCGACAGGAAACTTATATTTGTATTTACATTTCATTATGAAAACTCCACATTAGCCATTATCTCTGTCATACACGCTACAACATTTAATTCATGATCAGCAACAAAAGCATTTTTATATTGATAGTCAGCAAGTATCAATACGAGTTGAGGAACTGACTGAGGTTTACACTTATCAATCATTCTATCGTATATTCCTCTGAATATCGCAGCTGCATCTGTATCTATGTTATTAGTTACCCATGATCTCATCTTTTTAAAGTCTTTGTCTTTTAAGAATTTAAATAGATTATCATAGGACTGATCACTTAGGTTGACCAGAATACCTGCATCAATTCTACCACTAATGGAATACCTTTGAAGCTCGTTTAAAACTCTTCGCCAATCTGGAACGTACTTCATGATAAGATCGACTATGACCATCTGATCATAACCAATACCTTCTTCATCAAGTATCATTCCAATACGCTTTAAGAAGAGTGCACACAATCCTTGAAGATCTTTCTTAGATGTATTAAACTCATATACAGAACATCTTGAATGAAGAGGTTCAATAATACGATTTTTAAAGTTACAAGTAAGAATGAACCTACAGTTATTAGAGAACTCTTCAATGAATCCTCTTAGTGCAGGTTGCGTAGATTGCGCATTAAGATAATCTGCCTCATCAAGTATGACAACTTTATATCCTCCTTGAAGAGATACAGAAGAAGCAAACTGCTTTATCTTATTTCTGAGTGTATCAATGTTACCTTCTTCAGATCCATTGATAAGTATGTAGTCAAGACCGAGCTCATTACATAAAGCTCGAGCGACAGTAGTTTTTCCTGTACCAGCCGTTCCACTAAATAACATATTTGGAATCTCTTTGGATTCCACAATCTTTTTGAAAACGGTCTTGAGATTTTCTGGAAGGATTGTTTCTTCAATAGTTTGGGGTCGATACTTCTCAACCCACAAGAAAGTATCTTTCATAATATAGTCAATCCTTTTTTATTCAGCTTCGGCTTGATCCTGTTTCCAAGCTTCAACTACCTGTACACCTTGTGTACATTGATCACGAAGATTTCCAATAGTGGAAAGTTCTTCACCACGAAAACCACCACGTTGTGTGATAGTATCGATAACTGCAATTGCGCTTCGTGAGATTTGATTAAGCAGTTCCATGCCTTTTTTCATTTCTTCATTTGCGCCGCTGTCTTTTTTATCAGCCATATTAGTCTCCATAAGTTGATGTTTTTTCAAGGGCTATCCAATATTCAACATTCTTTTGCTTAAATGATGAAATCAGTTTTGTTGAGATTGATACATCATAATCTCCTGACATCATCTTTAAGTTTGAAACGTTAAACACAAAGGAATATTTATTTAAGTTAGATGTACCGGGTACATCGATTGAGAAGTTGTTTGCGGTTGCGTTCTGTGTATCAGATACAGTGAGTGTTACAGAATCACCGCCACCTGGTGTAACCACCAATTCTTTATGACCAAGTGCAGCTGCTGCTCTCTTGATTTTATTAAACGTATCGTCATCAAGTGTAAACGTTACGTCTGCCTCAGGCATAGTTACAGACTTAGTTGGTGCCGTAAGCATTTCAGTATCTGTATAGAAATATTTTACTTTAGATCTTCCAGTTGAGTCACTTACAACAACAAACTTTTCGTCAAACTTGAGATTAGGTTTGTCTACTAATCCTAGAACTCCTAGGAATTCATTTAGATCGTATACACCAAATCCCTTTTCGAAGTTGACATCATCCAACGTAGCAGTTGCCAAAATATTCTTGGCCTCTGAAATAGTCTTCAGGATGTTTCCTTCTTCAATTACTATATTTGAGTTGATACCCGAAAAGTTCTTAAGAACTGAAAGGGTTGATTCATTTAGTTCCATTACAAAGTCTCCATTTGTTCATGCATATACTATTATACCACTTTTTCACTCGAATGTAAACCACTTTATGCAACCATTTTACTAAAATTTCTATCTTTTACAAACTCAATCTTTTCATTAAACTTGCCGTCAAGAATATCACCTTTATGAGATATAACAAACACGTTAGTGTGATTATCAAGAGTATGTAAAATTTTCATTAAGTTATCTACACCATCGTGATCAAGAGACGAATCAAACGTTTCATCTAGGATCAGTAGGTTGGTTGCAACTGAGTTCTTCATCTTTGCGATCTGGCGCCAAGTAAATAGTAGTGCTAAGTCAATACGCTGCTTCTCACCTTCAGAGAATGAGTCATACGTAAAGGCATCTCTATGACGTGATCGTATCGTTTCTTGAAAGCTTTCGTCCAAATTAAAGTGAACAAAGAAATCAAGAATCTGAAGATACTGGTTTACAAGTTTGTTTATCACTGGAACATACTGCTTAATAACTTTCGTCTTTATTCCAGTGTCTTTCAACATTTCTGACATAACAGTGTTATATGAGTACTCTTCATTTAAGCTTAACTTTCTTTCTAGAAGAGAATCACGTTCTTTCATTATTTCTGTTAGTTCTGCATTTGCTTTTCCTAAGTCCCCTTCTCTTGAACTGAGTAGCTGTATTTCGTTATTCAAGTCCGATACTTGACCTTGAAGAGATCCTATTGTTTTGTTGTTACCATTGATACTCGACTGGTGTTCTCTTATATCGTCTGAAAGCTTTTGCCATATAGAAAGATCAGCGTTCATTTCTTCTGAAATAGTTCCTAGTTTTTCTAGACCACCATTAAGTTCTTTTGCCCTATTCTTACAGTCATGTATTTTTTGACCTTTTAGTTGAGAGTCTATGACTTGAGAACATGTTGGACACGTATCATTCTGTTCGTAAAACTTAGATTCCTTTACAAGAGTCTTAATAGCACTTTCAGTTTCTGCTTTCTGTTGATAGATACTCTGTTTCTGATCATGAAGTTCTTTTAGTTTACTCGCAACTTCTTCTGAGTTTTTAACGATAAACTCTGAGTGATCTGCATTTTCGTTGTTTAAGAGTTGGATCTCATCATGTAGCTCATCAATCTTTCTGTTCTTGTTCTTAAGCTCATCTTTATTGATCTGTGTAATATCTCTTATGTATTTCTTTTGCGCTTCTATGTTACTAGACTTAAGATCCATCTGGTGAGTATTATCTTTTAAGTCCTCTCGCAACAGTGCATTTTTTTCTTTGATTAACTGGTTCATTTTTGAGAATATGTTAATGTCCAAAAGATCCTCGATAACATCTCTCCGATGGTGTGCCGGAAGCTGCATGAAAGGAATGAAGGAAGAAGATCCCAACACTACGATCTGGTGAAAGCTTTTATGATTAAGCTTCAAGATGTTTTGTTCGAGGATCTTTTGGTACTCTTTGGAATGTGACGATTGATTGATCATGTCGCCGTTCTTCCAAATCTCAAAGGTGTTAGGTTTGATTCCACGTAACACTCTAAACTTTGACTTGCCGATAGTAAATTTTACTTCGACCTCAGTGCCTTTACCATTGACACTGTTAATTAACTGGTTCTTTGTAATACTTCTATGTGGTTTACCGAATAGAGCAAACGATATCGCATCAAGAAGTGTAGACTTTCCAGACCCATTGTGACCAACAATGAGTGTGGAGTTTGTTTTAATCAGATCTATTTCTGTAAAATTGTTTCCCGTTGATAAGAAGTTTTTCCAACGGATGTGTTCAAATATTATCATACTATTTCTAGAGCCTGTGCTTCACTTAATAAATTTCTCATTCCAGCCTTCAATCGATCCTTATCGAGTTCTGTATCAACTGCTTCTACATAACTGTCAAGTAGTACTGAAGTATCTTCAAGAGATATGCTGTCATCTTCTACGTTTTCACCTACGAACTCATTAAAGTTTTCTGCTATCTTAAGTTCGTGTATTTTCCTATTCTGTATTTTATCAACAAATGTGTCGAAAGTAAATAGGTCTTGTCTATTTATTACAACTATTTTTACAAATTTGTGATCTAATTGTTCCATATCATATTGTAGGTAGTCTCTTTTACTATCGTCATAAAGGATCTTATGGAACAAAGTGTTAGGGTTTCTAATCATTTCCATTTCACGAGTTTCTGTATCAAGAATATGAAAGTGCTTAGGATCACCTGCGTCTGACCAGAAGAACTCCATTTGAGAACCTAAGTACCAAATGTTTTCTTTCTTTGATGCTACGTGATAGTGACCAGTCATAACAGTTTCAAACTTATTAAAGAGCTTCATATCCATACCATCATGTGCAGTGATTCCTCGCATCATTTCAAAACCTTTAAGTTCGAGGTGAGCGCCCATCCAGTCAGCTTTACAGTTCTTAATAAAGTTCATAGACTGTTCATAGTTTTCATTGCATATCCATGGAAGAAGAGCCATCTTTAAAGATCCATACTCCATAACCTTAGGATCCATGATGATATTGATTTCATTCATGTAATGGCCTAAACACTCTTTCAAAGAGTTTAGATCATTTGTGTTTTTGTAGTACGTATCGTGGTTTCCCGGAATGATGTCCATATACATCCCAAGTTCTCTTAGTCTATTGAGAAAGTGTTTACGATTATGATTAAGAGCTCGAAAGTTTACGAATTTTCTGTGATCATAGTAATCACCTAAGTGTACAACTTGTTTTACACCTTGCTCTATACAATTAGGGAAGAACACTTCATCCCAAAATTTTGCTGCATTATTTAAAAAAATCTCAGACGAGTTTCTTATACCGCAGTGGGTATCATTCAAGATAGCAATTTTCATATATATTATTCCAAAAAGTCTGTTAGATCAGAGTCTACGTTTACCGCACGTTTTTTACGGGGTTTCTTGATTTTGTTCTTGTCAGCGAAAGTTTTGATCTCGGTGTCATGTGCTTTTACTTTATCTATACGATCTTTAAGTGTATCTACAAAGTGAGTTGCAACATTCGTAGCGATATCATCTCCATCGGCGATAAGAAACGCCTCA